TATCACGCCAGGACTGTGATTGTATATGCCAAAAGTCATGGGTTAAGATAAAAAAACCACGGCGGTTAAGATGAAACTACTGTTCCACTATAACCCGGGACTACAGCACCAAGTTGACCATGCCCACGCATTTGCGGATTGCGGCTTTGACATCACGCCGACGCCTGACGGGGATGCAGATGTGCATGTCGTAAGTGGTCCATACTTCGCACTGCGACAATGGAGGGCGCACCCGCACGTATTGGTCATAGACCGCGCATGGTGGGGCGACCCCGACTGCATCAGCATCGGCTGGCTACAACCGGACGGTACTCGCAAGTTTGCAATGTGCGGCACCGAGCCGCGACCACAGCCGAGCGTGATGCCGTGGAAAACCCGCGAGTGTAGTGCCATCATCCTGGCCGATTACAAGCAGGACATTGACGAGATAGACCGGCTGGCATCGCAACGGTTCGTGCATGTACGTATCAGACGGCATCCGGCGGAAGAACAACCGATTCACAAACTGCATGATATGCTGATTCTGTCGGATGTATGTATCGGGCATTCCGGCTCCGCTATTTTTGAAGCCATCGTGTTGGGTGTACCGACCATTTGCACTGACCCGCAAAACGTATGCGCTCCAGTGTGCGCCGGCAACATTCTGGACGATGAGTTATGGCGGGGCAACAGGGCAGCATGGTTGCACGCCATGAGCTATCGGCAATTCAATCTGAATGAAATAGACACAGCCTGGGAACTATTAAAGGACGCGCTATGAAGTTGACAGTTTCTACAAAGCAACTTACCGAAACAGTTGCGCCACTGGTTGAACCGATTACCCTCGCGCAAGCCAAGTTACACCTGCGGGTTGATGGGACTGATAACGATGACCTGATAACCGCGCAGATCAAGGCGGCTCGGCGATGGGTTGAAAAGGCAATACAGCGGGCGCTGGTGCGGCGTACTTATCGTGCGGACCTGTGGGGGTTTTATGATGAAATAGTATTGCCGTTGCCACCGCTTGCCAGTATAACGTCTATCAAGTATTTCAACACTGATAGTCCAGAGGTGTTAACCACCCTGGACAGCGCCATCTATATTGCGGACCTGTCCTATAACCGCATCTATATCGATCCGAGCTATATCGGCACCATTCCAGATGTTGCCACCCGCCATGATGCAGTGCAGGTTACATACGTCGCCGGTGATGCGCCGGATACATCAAGCCCAATCGACAACGCGGCCAATGTGGATGATGCCATCAAAGCGGCTATTAAACTGATTGTCGGGGATCTGTTTGCCAACCGCGAAACAAACACGCAATTGCGGATACAACATCTGAAAGCCGTTGACCGCATCCTGGCGCTGTATCGGGAATATTGATGTCTGCGGGGCAAAGACGACGCAGGCTGTTGTTGCAGCAGAACACGCCGACCCGGGACGAGTACGGCGGCACGCTCGCGGTATGGTCAACCACTGCAACTGTTTGGGGGTCTGTGAAGGCGCTGTTTGGTAAAGAGTTCCAGGCCGTTGACCAGATGAATTCTGACATGAATGTCATGATCAGGATTGAATATGATTCCAGTTGGGCAACCATGGATAACTCTTGGCGCATCAAGGATAAGAACAGCAGCAAATGTTATGACGTGATGACCGTGGCGTTGCCGGAACAGCAAACGATTCCCGGCGATGAGATAGTGATTACCGCGCTTGAGGGCAGAACCGATGACGAGTGAGACTGTCCGCATTGAGGGGTTGAAAGAGTTGGAGTTCGCCCTGCGCAAGTTTGCGCCAATGCTGAAAGGCAACCCGTTGCGCACCGCAGTCAGGGCCATGACCGTTCCGGTTATCGAAAGAATGGTGGAATCAGCCAAGCGTGTGGACAACCCCGAAACCCCGGGTGACATTTCGCGCACCATAACCAAGCGGTTGACACCAATTAAAGAGCGTGACAAGGCACTGGCCCGGGGCGACTCTGCCGAGGGTTATGAGGTTGGTCCGCACAAGAAGGACAAGGGCGGCGTGAAGGGTGCGTGGTATGCTCATTTCGTTGAATTCGGCACAGCCAAGGGGCAGGTTGCACGACCGTTTGTGCGCCCGGCATTTGAGGCGGCAAGGGCTGATGCAGAAAAGGCATTCAAGGATAAGATGGGCAAGTTGATGGAAACCGCCCGAAAAAGGTTGGTTAAGTAAATGAGCGTTGAAACAACCTTATATGCCACCCTGTCAGCAGATGCGGGCGTGCGGGCAATTGTCAGCAGTGGTTCACCGCTTGATCACAGGATCTACCCACAGATTGCACCGGACACTGCGGTACTACCGTACCTGACTTACCAATTGATTACAGCAAACCCGTTCAATGTGCTGGCCGGCGCACCTGGCGGCGAGCGTAAACTGGTACAAATTAACTGCATAGCGAATTCCTACAGCGAGGCAAAGACCCTTGCCGCAGCGGTCAAGGCTGCAATCAATGTTGATGTGGGTTATGTGCAGGCAGAAACAGATGACTATTTTTCATCGGTTGAAAGCTTCCGCGTGATAGTTGATATAGCGATGATCGGCTAACAGATTTCTGCCCGCAAGGGCGAAAAACACAGACGCGCCATTAGGCGCATCTGGTCATTCCCTCGTCTTTCCGGCGGGGGTTTTTTATTTTTATGGAGTGATTAAAATGGCTAACACCAAAACACAAGGCTGCGTCTTGGGCCTGTTTGATACAACGGTGTCGCCGAATGCTTATGTTGCGCTCGCGGGGGTCACGGACTTTCAGATGGGCAGTTCTCGCAATGTGATCTCGGCGAACACCCTTGCAAGTACATCAGCCGAAAAGGTTGCGGGGTTGCTGGATAACGGCAACGTTCAATTCAACGGAAAGTTCCAGGCATCAGACGGCAAGATGGTTGACACCTGGGATGCGGCTCAGTCGGGTACGGAATTCAACTGGCGGGTAGTTTTTTCCGATAGCCCCCAGACAACTTTCACTTTTGCTGGATTCGTTTCCAATTTTTCTCACAGCGTTTCAGCCGATTCCATTGTGACGGTTTCCGGCACAGTCGAAATCACCGGTGCAATCACTGACAACCTGGCTTGATGGAGTAATACTATGGCTAATACAAAGACACAAGGTTGCAGTCTGGGACTTGGGAACGGCGCAAGCCCCCAGGTTTACACGTCTGCTTTGGGCGTGACTGACTTTCAAATGGGCAGTTCACGCAATGTTATAAGCGCCAACACATTGGCATCAACATCAGCCGAAAAGGTTGCCGGGTTATTGGACAATGGTAATGTCCAGTTCAATGGCAAGTTCCAGTCGGCGGGTGATCCCGCAATGGTCGATCTGTGGGATGCAATCATATCCGGCGCAGATCATAACTGGAAGGTGACATTTTCTGATTCACCGGAAACCACGTTCCAGTTTGATGGATTCGTTTCCAACTATTCACACAGCGTTTCAGCCGATTCCATTGTGACGGTTTCCGGCACCCTGGAAATATCAGGCGCGATTGCTGATAACCTTAGCTAAAGAGGCAAATTAAATGACCTTATTAACAAAAGACCAGATTTTAGGCGCGGATGACCGCGAAGCTCAGGAAGTTGAAGTTGATGAATGGGGCGGCTCCGTGCTTGTCTCATCCATGACCGCATGTGAGCGTGATGCGTTCGAGGCATCCATGCTTGACAGCAAGGGCAAGGGTAATGTTAAACGCTTGCAGAACTTCCGCTCCAGGTTCGTGGCCGCGTGCATTGTGGACGAGGATGGCAACCGGCTTTTCAGCGACAAGGATATAGTTGCTTTAGGCAGGAAGTCAGCCGGCCCGATTTCCAGACTGTTTGAAGTCTGTCGTGAATTAAACGGCATGACAGAGGAAGACATCGAGGAAATAGAGGGGGAATAAAGGCCCGCACCACGCTCAAAATGATGTTGTTGTTGAGCGTGGTTATGGGCATTCCTTACCACGAAATACGGCAGTGGCCTGCTGTTGAAATATCGCTTTACCAGGCTTACTACCGGCTAGAACCATTTGGCGATCAGCGTGCTGATTTACGAATGGCAAATCAAATGCAACTGCTTGCCAACCTGCACGGCAACAAGGTCGGTATTGAAGACTGCATGTTCAAGTTCGAAAAGACAGAACCAGAGTCGTTGAACACTGACGCCCTGAAAAAGAAGTTTTCTCAAGCTTCCAGAGTCAAGAAGTAATCACTCCATCGCGGGGGCGTAACTGCCCCCGCAACTTACGGGAATATTTATGGGAACACTGGCATCATTAGTTGTCAAAATGTCGGCAGACGTTTCCAAGTTTCAGAGTGACATGGGGCGTGCCGGCAAGATTGCCGACGCAAAAAGCAAGCGCATCAAGAAGTCGCTCACGGGCGCAACCAAGTCGATGGCGAAAAGCCTTGCCACCGGCATGGGCGTTGTTGGCTTTACTGCCATAATTGCCAAGTCGGTAACTGCGGCAAAAGAATTTGAAACCGCAATGTCGGAAGTTGAGACGTTGTTGGACGATACATCCGAAGTAGATAACATGAAGGATGCAATGGCTCGACTGTCAGTTGAGTTTGGCAGCAGTCAGACCGCGCAGGCAAAGGCGTTGTATCAGGCAATTTCTGCTGGTGCCGAGGCGGGCGAGGAAGCAATTGATCTGCTGACCGCAGCTAACAAGTTGTCAGTCGGTGGTGTGACCGATGTTGAAACCGCTGTTGACGGATTAACAACTGTCATGAACGCATACGGTGATGATGCGGGCACAGCGGCAGAGGTTTCCGATGTGTTCTTTACTGCGGTAAAGGCAGGCAAGACCACGATACCGGAACTTGCTAGTGCAATCGGCAAGGTTGGCCCCATTGCCGGTCAGATGGGTGTTTCCTTTATAGATACTGCCGCAGCAACCGCAACCCTGACCAAATCCGGCGTGAGTACAGCCGAGGCGATAACGGGACTGCGCGGGGTGCTGTCTGCTGTTGCCAAGCCTGCGGGTGAAGCTGCAAAAATGGCGGAAGAGTTGGGCCTGGAGTTCAGTTCAACCGCGCTGGAATCACAAGGACTAGCTGGGTTTCTTGATTCGGTCAAGACGGCAACCGGTGGCAACATCGACAAGATGTCCAAACTATTTGGCAGTGTTGAGGCATTGGGTGCGGTCATGAACCTGACCGGCACCGGTGCCGAGGACTTCAACCAGATATTGATTGACATGGAAAGCGCAACCGGTGCCTCAGATGCGGCGTTTGCAAAGATGGCAGAAACCGCCGAGTTCAAATTCGGGCAGATGAGGGCAGCAGGCGAGGCGTCAATGATTGCCTTGGGTGATCAGGTATTGACCGGGCTTGTGCCAACAATGGATATGCTGATCGGCAGTTTTGTTGACACAGCAGACGGGGCGAACTTTGCCGCATCAGCGGGGGAGTTCCTGGTTGATGCGTTCAACGTGCTGATGAGCGCGGGCATTGTAGTCAAGAACCTGTTTGAATCCATCGGCATTGTAATCGGCAATTTTGCCGGTATTGTCATTGAAGTATTCAACGGTATATGGGACACCATAACCGCGTTTGTGGGTGGGGTCGGGACTGCATTCACGTTACTGAAAGAAGGCGAATTTAAAAAGGCGGGCGAGGCAATGGGCAACATTGCCGGCGGGATGAGCGACGCATTCACGATCGCAGGTGACAACATTCTGGCAAGTATGTCGGCAATCACCGAGGGTGTTACGGGTGAGTTTACAGATGGATTGGAAAGCCTGGATAAAGTCTGGGGCGCAAATGTTGACACAATGGAGGACAGGGTAAAGCCCGCGCTTGAATCCACTGCGGTTGAGTTACGCAAAACAGTAGCTGCTGCACAGGAGTTTGAAGCCGGCGCAATGACACTGGATGAGGAACTGCAAGAGGTTGTGGTAACCGCTGAAAAACTGCCGGTTGCCTTTAGCGAAACCGCCGAGGGCATAGAGGATTCAACCACCCAGATTGCTGAAACTACCACCGGCATGGCGGCAGTTATAGAGAACACGTTTAAACGACTTGATGACACCTTTGCAAGTTTCTGGAGCAATCTACTCAAAGACGGCAAGTTCAGCTTGAGCGGTATCAAAGACCTGTTTCTGGATACCATCGCGCAGATGCTGCACGCTGCCATTACACAGCCGATTGTCATGCGGTTTGGAACAATGATGACGGGTGGGCTTATATCGGGCGGGGCTGCGGCGGCAGGCGGTGGCTTGATGGGCGGCGGTGGCGGTGGCTTGATGGGCCTGTTGGGGTTGCTTGGCAGTCCATTGGGTGGCGCAGTATCCGGTGGATTATTGGGTAGCTTATTTGGCGGACAGGGGGCTATCGGTGGTGCATTAGG